GTACAGCGTGCATCCCCTCGCATACTGGAGAAAGCGTCCACGCTGTTCTACAAGATCAAGGGATTCAAGGAGGCCATGGCCACAGGCAACGAGGCCGACATGGTGACCTATTTCGGACGCTTGGAAGATGTGCGCGGGATTTATGCTGCGGGACTCATCGACCAGGAGGATGAGCTGGAAGTCATATCACAGACGATCACAGGGCTCGCCGATTCCGATCAGATAACCTTGCGCCGTTTGGCCATGGTGACCGGTATCTCTGTAACACGTCTGATCGGGGAAGCGCCCAGGGGTATGAACTCTACCGGCGAGAAAGAGTCCGAGATGGATCAGGACATGATCGAAACGCTGCAAGCGGATTACTACCTGGATCCGATCAACGAGTTAATGCTCAAGTGTGGTAAGGGGACGGTATCTTTCAAAGAGAATCAGGGAGAGACCCCGACCATCCGTGTCGCGTTCGATGGTAATGCGATTGATAACGCGTTCAAATTGTGGCAGATGGGCGAAGATTATAAATTGTATTTAGAGGACAAAGGCGTGATACAGCCGGACGATTTTAGTCTGGTATTCAATGACCCATGGGATACCAAGCCCGCCCTCCCCGCCGCTACCGAAGGGAACGAAAATGCCTCGGATACAGAGGGGGCGGTCGATCCTATGGCCTCCTTGAATGGGGCACAGGTCACCGCGATCCTTGAGGTGATAGCGCGTATCCGTAATGGGGATCTATCTAAGACCACAGCGGTCGAAGTCATAGCCACGGCGTTTCCCTTGTCTAAAACAGAAGCAAATCAGCTATTAATGGACGTATCAGAGGGGACACTGGAAAATGAACAAGGATAATATTATCGCGGCGTTGTTCATTGCAGTAGGGTTGTTCCTATTGTTCAAGGGGTTACATAAGCCGATACTAATGGGACCGGGCGGCGGGCTCCTGATGCTGGGGCTTGCCTATCATCAAGGCCATAAAATCCTCCGATGTATCGGTGCGGGTGTGTTGGCCACGTGTGGCGCGTTCTGGTTGCCTGGGGTCATTGAGGACCCGAGCAAGTATGCACTCCTCGGCCTGATTGCTTTCGTGTTCATCGGTGCATCGATTCGCGTGGGTATCCTCCGTGACGCAACGTAACATCACTGCAGATAAACCAACCGAGATCAAATCGCCAAGCGCACCACGGGCACAGGAGCGCGAACTATCCCGAGCGATGGAGTTTATGATCCGGGAGATGTCGCAAAAATTCCGCAAGCAAGTATTCGAGGAATTGAACCAGACGACCGTCGAAAAATTTGAGGATGCGCAGACGGGCAACTATGCGTCGATATATCTCAAACTCGCGGACCGGGTGCGTCGTAAACTATTGCGTCAATTCGATGACAAGCGTATCGAGGAATTAGTGGAGCAGGTTCTCGGCAAGGTGAACAAGCGCAATCAGTCCGAACTATATGGCAAGGTCGAGAAACGTATCGGATTAAGCACCACGGAGTTGACCGCTACCGAGGGCCTGATGGCCGATATCAATGCGTTAAACCTGGAGACCTCCCAATGGGTCAAGAAGTTGCGCGATGATACGCTGGAGATGTATACCGCGAATAGCTTACGCGCCATGACACAGGGTACATCCCTCTCGGATATCATGGAGGAGTTCGACGGTCTCGTAGAGAAACGCAAGAACCACGCCAAGTTCACTGCACGGAATCAGATCGCAAACTTCAACAGTATCACCACCAAGATACGCGCACAGAATCTAGGTATCACCCAGGCCAAATGGGTTACCTCACACGACGAGCGGGTTCGACCATGCCACAAGGTACGCAATGGGAAAGAATTCGAACTGGATAAAGGGCTCTACTCCTCATGCGACGGGTTGTGGTTGTTGCCCGGTGTGGACTATCAATGCCGGTGTGATTACGAGTTGATTATTCCCGAGGATGATACCTAGTTGACGCGCCCGTCATTACGTGGTAGTTGACACCCGCGTACTACTTCGGATATAAATGCGATTATGAACAACATACACAGGCGCTAGGCAATGCCCAAATCAAAATATTCGTATCGCGGTGCGTTCCAGGATGCTGCAGTATTCGATCCCGAGAGTAAGACTGCGGTATCGGTACGTGATGGCGTGATCGAGTACGCGGGCGGCGAGTTAGGGATGGAACCAGCGGACAAGATGTTCACCGTCTACCGTTCTCCCGCTACTATCGCCAATGCCGCGATGGGTATGGAAGGCCTACCAATCACCGACGAACACGTCTCCCTCGACCTACCCGCACCGGGCGACGGGGGCTTTGTCAGTGAATCGGCTATGATTGACGCGAAAGATCCAATCACCCGTACTACTATCGCAATACGTAATAAGCTGTCGTTAAGTGATACAATGCGGGCGATGGTTGAAGCGGGTAAGCGGGAATTATCCCTAGGCTATCATGCCGATTTAGTTCCCCATGATGAATACGATTTTGAACAGCGGGACATTATACCGCACCACTTGGCCACGGTTGACCGAGGCCGCTGCGGTTCGATGTGTAGTTTCATCGACCGGAAACCTACTACCATTAACGAGGACGAAGCGATGAAGCTACACAAAGCATTTAGCGACGCGGACGGAGCGATGAATCTACAACAGATCGTCGAACTGGCCACCGCATTACCCGAGGCGATTAAAGCCGTGCCAGTGGATCAGCTCCAGAAGCTACTCCCCGCACTGCAGCAAATCGTCGAAGCGGCCAAGGGTGTTATGCCTGCCGAGGAACCTGCCACCGCCGCAGAAGGCGGCGAAGCCGTTGTCCCTGCGAAGGATGGGGAGGCCGGTGGTGAAGCCGTTGTCCCTGCGAAGGATGAAGAGGTCGTCAAGTTAGGCGGTGAACCTACAGAGGAAGAGAAAGAAAAATTCTCGGATGCCGTTGCCGCTGCAGCTACCAAGAAATCCGCCGAGTTTGTAGATAAGGCCGTGAAAGAACACGCCGCCGCTATCTGTAAAGCTCGCGACTTTGTCGATGAGCAATATAATTTCACCGACAAAAGCACCGTCCAGATTATGCGCGACGCTGCAGCCACCCAAACATCGGACAAATTCACCGACGCCGAATTGCCCCTTGTATTCAAACTGTTGAAAAAACCGGACGCGAACTACACTAAGTTCGGCGATTCACAGTCTAAAAGTTTTGATTCAATTAAAGATAAGGAGTTATAAGCCATGAGCTTCGGTACTGAACAACTAGACGATCCCCAACAGGTCGGTGCAGGCGAACGCCAAGGCACCTCCCATTTAATTCTCACCGCGCTAGTCTTTGAGAATCTTCTCAAGGTTGGGCGCTTCGCAAAACTGGACAGCGGCTCGCTTGATAACTTCGATGGCAGCGGCTCGCCGGTTGTCGCGGGTGTTGTTCTGCGTAACGTGGCTGGACCTGTTGAAGATGGCGCGACCGTCGACAATACGCTCTATTCACAGGTCGAATATATTCGACAAGGTCTAACGACTGTCCGTGTTAAAACGGGCGAGACCCCTGCGATGTTTGGCCGTGTGTATGCGAGTAACGCAGGCGACGCCAACGATGGTATGGCTACGGCCACAGGTACCGACGTTGATGTGAACGCCGAGTTCATCATGGAAATTCAAACGGGCGTATGGCTCATTTACGTGACCCCTGCACCGGGCGACGTTGCGGCACATATCGCGAATGCAGTTAATGCTCACGCGGCTAGTGCGATCACCGTTGCTGATACTGCAGGCCTTACAGCCGAGACAGAGGTCGAAGCGGTAATCACTGAGCTACTTCCAGCGGTATCGCGTGTGGCGATTATTGCTGACCCAGGCGATGCGGGTGCGATTCCTGTTATCCGTTCGGGTAATGTTGCGATCACTACTGCAGCCGCCGAGACGCGTACCCTCGCGGATCCGGGTTCTGTTGGTCTCACATTGGCTATCTCTTGCGATGTGTATGCCGTAGGCGATGCCGTGATCGCAGTAGCTACCGCGTTTAATACAACCGGTAACAACCGTATTACGTTAGAGGCGGCGGGCGACGCTGTTGTACTGACTTCGGTACAAGTGGGCGGCGCTCCAGTATGGCGTCTTGTTAACAACGACGGCGCAACTCTAACAACCGTTTAATATAAAGCTGTTTTTAGCTAGGAGCTATTGAAATGAAAATTGGTAACCTATACAACCTGGACAGCTTTGAGCGGTTCACGGATGCGGCGCAATTAACCGCGTCTAACCTGCGCGCTGCCGCAGGCCAAAAGGCTGGATTCGCCGACGCGTATGCAGGGACCGTGCTTGCACGTAACCTGACCGCCGTCGATCCTCAAATCTTCGAGAAGAAGTACCCCGAACTATCATTCGTGAATAGTGGGATCGTCGCGGATAACTCGGGCGGTTATGCTCGCGTCATCCAATCATTGCGTAAGCGTGAAACCGGTGGTTTCTCTACTGCGGGCGACCTGTCTGGTAACAAGGGCAAGATCAGTCTCGCGGGTGAGGATTCAAGTATCAAGGTGGTCGAGCGTGAAGCGGAATCAGATTGGACAGATAGCGAGATCAAAGAGGCTGAACTGCAAAATATCGACCTCGTGTCGGACTATGTGACCGCTCACAACCGTATCTATCTACGTGAAGTAGACGAGATCAGATACCGGGGCATCCCTGACAAGTCGGCAAGCACTGGACTACTTAACTATGCGGGCTTTACATCGGGCGCGGCGGCTGGTGCCATTGGTACCCTATCCGCTCAAG